TCCTAACTGGCTGTATAGCATACTCGTTAGGTATTCAATCTGTTTCATTAGATTGTTCTCGACAGCACGGTTTAATTGTGTGATACGCTCAGTACCATCAGTATAGGCGACGCCATACTTTGAACCTGCCAATTGCTCTTCTATATCTTTACGCCGATTTTCGGCTTGTTGACGCCTGGCCTCTGTCTTGATTACGTATGGGAGTTGAATAATTAAATCCAATTTACCAGAACTACTTTGTTCGTCGACCACGTCTAATAAATTAAGTTTTCGAACAAGTCTTTGCATAGTAGAATTCGGTTCGTTGATAACCGCATACAAAGGATTTTCGACAATGGCTACCATTCTTTTTGGTAATTCGATATCTTCTTTAATTCCGGTTTTTTCATTGTATACTCGAATCCTAACATGATTTGGATGCCAGTCTAATATTTTACCAGTTCGCATTGAATTAATATCGTAGGAATTGGTAACCTCTGGGTTAAAGGTCGTATCAACTGGAACTATAGCTACACTTCCTTCATCAAGCATTGACATAACAGCGTCTTGTAGAAAGGCTCGTCCTGTTTGATCAACATTTGCTTCAAGGGTTAGACAGCCGTTCAGTCCTGACTCGATAACTGATAAAAAACGATTATTTCCATCTAATCGAACATGTTGAACATTAATAGCGGCCGCGTCCAAAGCGATACGGTTGTATACGGATGTAACTATAGAGCGCTCATTCCCGCGTGTGAGTCTTGGTCTATCCGGCCTATAAGAGTAACCAATACCAATGTCTCTATAAAAATTCGTAGGGTCTCTATTAAGAAACGCGTTCCAAGCATGTTTTAATCTTGAACCAAAAGTCACCTCCATTTCAGTTATCACCTCCTTGAACTTTCGACTTTATCAACAACGGTGCTTCGGTATGCGACTTTGCCGGAGTCATAAATACCGTTCTTAAGCTGGTTCATGTTGTAGCCTTGATCGGCGAGCGCCATAAAAACTCCGACTTCTCCTCTTTTAGCTACGAATTGAACAACCTTACCGGACGGCGACGTCATTCCTGAAACTTGCTCGTTCATCAAAGATGCCATTTTTTTGTTATAAGAGTTAATGGTGGCCGCACTGAGTTTTCCAGATTTATTGACCGCATTTGGGTCCCGCATCAGCTCATTGGCGTATTTCACCAACTCTTTAGAAGATTTCTTTCGAGCCCTGTCTGTTACTTTGTCAGCGTTTTTCTTAACCCACTTGTTGTCTTTTTTACTAAGATTTCCAAGCTGGGCTGGGCTTCTTCTGAGACCCCATTTCATACCCATGACTCCGAAATGTTGTAGTTCATTAGCGTTATTATATTGCCACAAGAATGACCCCCCATTTCATCCCTAAAACACCGTAGTGAGTTAGTTCGTCTGCGTGAATATAATTCCACATACATGAGCCCTCCTCATTTACAGCCTTTTGCTAATAAGATAGCTAATTTTTTCCGGCCCCCTGTTTTTATAAAAGGTTATTAAAAAAGCCATAGATACCGCCATAGTTGTATAGGTGGCCGCTCTAGCTTTAGACAACGACATGTTTCCATAGGTGTTCATGTATCTATTAACTGTCTTTTCTCCATTGAGTATTTTATCTATTTTTTGCTGTTGTTTGTTATAATTTTCGTTTTTCTTTTTTAGTTCCTCTTGATAATTAATTTTTGACTTTGTATAAAGTTTTTTAGCTTCTTTCATTTCAGCCTTTTTTGAACTAACTTTTTTATAGTTTGTTGTCGAGGAACTATCAGTGTTTCCAAGTTGGGCCTGAGTACGACGCACTCCCCACTTCATACCGAGAATACCGTGATGAGTCAGTTCTTTATTCATATGTTAATCACCCCCCTTTATTCAAAAGCATCTTTATTAAGTTTATAAGCAATATAAGCGTCCATCATAGCTGCCACAGCGTCTATTTTCTGCTCATGCCTCTTCTTTAGTAATTTGCGATTTCCATTCGTATCTTCAAGAGTTATACAGTTACCCATGGCAAAGGTCATAAGTTCCTCGTCAAATAAAAGCATCCGCTCCTCAGAAAGTTTCTTCAACTCTCCCAAAGGAACGGATTCTGTTTTTGCGCCCTGTATGACTTTTTCGATACCGAATGGGCCGTTTTCCGATTCCCATCGAGCAACAAATTCCTTAGCGTTGTAAGGGTCGAACCCGAAACATCGTACATCATATCCGCATTCGTTGATGTAGTTATCTAAATCCTCATAAACTTCCATCATATCGAGAACAGTACCCTCAAGAACAATTAAACTTCCTTCCTTCATGAAACGATCATACTTAGCTCTCATAGCTGCCGGTAATTTCATCAAAGTTAATGAAGATATGTAGTTTCTGGTTTTAACACCAAAACATCCGTTTGATAAGGGAAACAGAAATGTAAATGCACAGAAGTCATCGCCCTGAGAAAGGTCACCACCCAATGCACAAGGAAGTTGCCAATAATCTCGCTTCCGGTGAGGGAGGGTTTCTTCGTAAGTGAAGTAATAGGTATACCCTTCCATAGGGATTCCAAACCGTTTTGCTAAAATGTCATTTCTAGCAGCCGGAGCCTTTTCAGCTCTTTCAACTTCCAATTGATAAGTTTCGTAGGTAACTGTCTTGCCGAGATTTGGATTGGCTTTTAACCACATCTCAGGATTTGAAATTTCATCGATAGAATCAAGCTTATACCACCAAATAGAAACATGCGGGTTGATGTACTCGCCTTTAAGTATGTCTGACAACTCCATTTTGATTGTGTCGCCACTTCCGTTACGAACTGTACCTTCTGAACTCATAGCTATAATAAGATAGTCGTCCATGTTTTTAGAAGCACCCTGTTCGATGGCTCCAACGACGTCTTCTCTTATGTCACAAGAAAGCCATTCATCAACAGTGGCGTATTTGTCATGGCGACCCTGGAGTTTAGCAATACTCATAGGTCTGACTTCAAGAATGGAACCGGTCAAAAAATTCTGAATACCTAATTTAGTTGAAGCTAGTTTCATTCTGTTAGCTTTAACTCCGGTGGTATTTTGTAGAGAGCCTTCTGTAAGAAATTTAAAGAGTGGTCCTCTGGATCTTGTTATAGAAGTTCGAATAGGCCCCATAACTTCGTCCGCTTGTTTCATAGTTGGTCCAGTTGTTACTTGTTGCGTGGTGGTAGTGTCTATATTTAACCCATAACTCTGAATTGTTGAACCATACATGGTCTTAGCCGCACCTCTTCCAACAATAAGATACTGTTTATTGATTAGACGTTTCTTGATAGTCTTTTTAACATATCGTCCGCCATGACCATCTGGATTCGGTTCATATACGCTTCTTTCTACAAAATAATACCATCCAAAAACTTGTTCACCCCATAACTTAAAACTATCCAATAAATGTAAGTCCGAACCGTCGGTCAAGGTAAGCTCGGCTTCGCAATAATTTATCCAACCTTCTACGGCTTGATCATCGTAGTAAACTCCAGGATTGGCTATGAGATCGTCGATTCGATTCATCTCCATCGAAATCTCTTTGTTTACGGGGATATTTCCTCGGAGAACGGCATCTCTAAACATGCCGTAATATTTTGGAACGGCAGTGTTTGATAATGCCATATTTAACTCTCCCTATCCTTTCAACTGTTTGATAGATATAGCAATTGCAAGCGCTGAGCTGGTTATAACCAACGCACTACCAGCAATCTCCAACGTATTCTTAGCATATGTTTGTCCTTTAGATGTTTGATTGCTAGACAGCATTGAATACTGCGATTCCATATTCATTCTGTTTACCCTTTCTCTTAATTCCTTGTCGGACATAGAACTGAGATCTTTTTTACGTGACGTAGATCGAATACTACTGACCGAACTATTGACATTCTTGGCTTCTTTTACAATTCCCGAAGCAGAATCAACGTTACCTTTAGTTCTGGCTAATTGCTCAGGGGTTTTCCTTACTCCCCATTTCATACCGAGAATGCCGTGATGTTGAAGTTCGTCTTTGTTTGGACCTATGTCATCTAGCGAAAGCTCCATATCAAATGAACCCATTCTTTTTACAAACTCTTCATAATCAGACATGATTGCCCTCCTTCCTTTATCTAGCATCCATATGAACAGCAAACATTTCTCGTTCTGCGTCCCACGCCAACTTAGTGTATGTCATTTTAGTAGGAGCTAATATACCCTCTTGGTTACTTCGAGTATTAACTATCTTACCTCCGTTTGACGTACGTCCATCTGCTAAAACTCCAGGTGTATTTTTACAATTTATTACCAGATATGAATTATAAGTTTTGGCTGCATTTGGATTTACTTTACGCCACGTGTCTATCGCAAACGATGGTGATGTAGACGTAGAATATATTCTGTTCTCGGAAAAACTTTTACCTTTAAAATTTTTATCGAACGAATCGAAAGTTTTAGATAGTTCTGATTCTCCCATTTGGTCTAGTTTTTTACTAAGACCTTCTGT